ACCATGCGCTCCACTTCTGCGGCCGGGAAGTCCTGCCCATCCTTCGGGAGCGGGATAGCTTCGACCGCCTTTTTTACTGTCTCTTCGATGCCGGGCGCCAAGGCTTCGGGGATGCCTTTCACGACCAGATCGAGCTCATCCAATCGTTTGGCGATCGGCGCAATGGCTGCGCGGAAGGTCTGGATGACGATGTCGGCCAGTGCTTTCAGGTCGGCTCGCATTCAAGCTCCTTCGCGATGTAGTCGGCAAACGCGCGCCGCTCTTCCTCTGTGAGGTCTTCTTCCTCAGGCGCCGGCTCGGGTGTTGTTGCCGGCGCCGCCGCGGGGGGTGGGGGCGGTGCTGGCGGAGTAATCTTGTTCAGCCGGACCTGATCCAGCGGAAAGTCCTGCTGCTGCATGTAAACCGTGTCTCCGCCTACCAGCGGCGGCAGGTTGTGATCCGCGCGGCCTTCATTCGGCGTCTTTACGCCCCCGCCGACCAGCTTCACGGTCACGTCCGCCTGCGTGGCTGGATCCATGCGCAGGAGATTGCCCAGGTCGAGCTCGGTGCGGTACTCGGCTGGAAGCGAGAGGCCGTCATCGAGGCTGGCTTCCATTTCTTCGATCAGCGACTGCAGCGCGTCGCTGAAATAGATCTGGTTCAGGTCTCCCACCTTCTGACCCGCCGGGATTGGTCCGCCAACCTTGAACCCGGGGACGTGAAATACCTGCGCCACCATGTCAGCGCTCAGGCCCAGCTGCTCCTTCGTCTGCGAATCGACCGATGTCATGCGGATGGGCTCGTACTTGAGCCCGTCGCCAACGACCGCGACCCTGCCGGCGTTGGTGCCGGTGAAGTTCGCGTTCCAGTATTCCTTCAGCTCCTTAGCCGTTTCGGGACCGATCGCACCAGGCGCCGCCAGAATGCCGCTGGGCTTAGCCCCTTGCTTGAAGAAGCGCTGCGAGTCCTTCAGGATCTCCAGCCCACTCGAGGCGGGTAGCGCGGCCGAAAACAGCGGCGACACGCCCACGAGGGGGTGGAACAGGCAATTCATGCGGTCGTGAATGATCTCCGACGCGGGCACGAATACGGTAGGCAACTGCAGGCCGGAAAGATTGTCCTGCGCAAGCTGATAGAAGATCGTCCCATCCGGCGCGATCATTGGCATGACGAGGCCTGGGTCGAGGATGTACATGCCAATCACCACGCCGCGGCCGTCGCGGATCTTCAGGATGTAGGCATTGCCCCAGACCAGCTTTGAGATGATCCACCACTGCCGGAACTGAATGTGGTTCTGGTAGTTGTTCGGCCGCCGCAGCACCGGGGAGTAAGCCGCGCTCTGGGCTTCCTTCCAGATGCCATCGGCATCTACTTTCATCAGGCGAGTGCGCAGCTTTCCGATGTCGTTGGAAATCACCGTCACGCACGAGAAGACGGCCGGATGCGACATCACCGTCTCGGGGCGGGCGTTGATGTCGAGCTGGAAGTAACCGGGCGGCTGTGCGGGCGTAATGTCGATCCAGGCGCCGCTGGTGTTCAGTGAGACCAACCCGCGCGGCTGCACCGTTGGGACAGCCTTCACCTGAGCCGCTTGCAGGACTTGCTGCTCGCGAAGGTAGGCGCCGAAGGTGCTCACTTGGCGGGTGCCTTCGACTTCTTGGCTGCGGGCTTTTGCGCCGCGTTCTTGGCGGGCGCCTTCGTCACCGTGGCAGTAGCCGCGGTGGTTTGGTAGGAATCGGCAGGCGCCGCCCGGCCCAACGCATGCAGCACGCGCGCATCGCGACGTGACGCGCTGAATTTATCGCCGGCTTCCAGGGCACGGCCTGCATAGCGAAACGGCTTGAGGGCTTTGAGATCTTGACGCATGGCGGCTCCTTGAGGAATTTGGGAGCCGAGCCCCGGAGGGCCCGGCGGGCTACGCTCAGGGCGCAGGCGGAGTACCGTAGGCCGCATCGTTCACGTAGGCCACGGCAGAGGCGCGGCGCTTGCCGAAGTTGATCGGGCGCACCACCTTGATCGCCGTCGATTCGCTTTGGAACATCGAAGTCATCGTCTGCGAAGCGGCGACCGGCGCGTCAGTCGCGCCAGTCGGCGCCGAGTTCTGCTCGATCATGGCTTCGCGCGAGATCGACACCTCGACACCGGTGTCGCCGATGCGGTAGATGTCGCTGGGCTTCAGCAGCACCAGCCAGGCCGGATTGACGTTGTCGCCAGTCACCACCGGATCGCCCAGCAGCGTGCCGCCCGCGGTAGTGATGCCCGGGAACTCGGTCTGGCTCAGCGCATTCGTCATGAGCTGGATTGCCTTGGCGAGCGTCGGGCTCGTTACGAGCTGCAGGCCGGTAGCGTTCTTCGCGGTCAAGAACGGCGCATAGAGCGCCTTGATGTCCTGGCGCAGACCATCTGCGTCGTCGCCGGCCGAGGCGATCGGCGTGACGCCGTTCAGGATACCGGCGGGCGAAACGTCCGCAACAGCAGCGGCAGCGGAAAGGAACGTCAGGTCAACCCGTTGAGCCGAGGCGTTGACCAGGGCATCACGCACCAGCATTTCTGCGGCAGGCGACGAGTCCTTGATCAGTTCGTTCGAAATCACAGCCAGGGCGGCGACCTTCCGGCGGCTCAGCGTCACGTTCATGAAGTCCATGGCCGTGGCAGGGATCGCCTTGGATTCGCCCACCCAGTAACCTGTGGCCGCGCCGTCCTGGCCCTTGATCATCACGTTCGCGGGCACCTCGCGGAGCGGCAGCTTGTCGTAGACCGTCGCACCGTACAGGAACTCGATGAAGTCGCCGGTGTACTGGTTGTTCACCGCCACCAGTTCGCTGCCCCATTCGCCCGCACCAGTGCCGCCGCCCGGCACTTCGTTCGCCTTGATGATGTTCACCAGGGTGGGGTTGGTTTCACCCCAGCGGCGCTGCGCCTCGAACAACGGGTTCGTGTCGTTGATGCGGGCGAGTGCCTTCGCAATCACGATGCGGGTGTAGTTCTGGCCCTTGAACTTCTCGTCCGCGTCCTTTTTCATGTGGATCGCGGGGGCGCCGCCGGTGGCGATTGCGCCGCGGGCACCCGTAGCGGCCGCGGGGTTGCCGCCGGCAGCGGGAGTTCCCTTCTCGACTTGCATCGCTTCGAGTTGACGCAGGTCGGCGAGTTCGGAATCGATCTGTCCAATGTCGGCGGTGAGGCCCTTGAAGGCTTCGCGCTCGCTTTCGTCTTTGGTGCGGCCTTCGTCCATGGCCTTCTTTTGCACGCCTTCGAGCTCGAGGGCCTTGGCGGTGCGCGTCTCCATGAGACGCTTGATCTGTTCTTGCAGGTTCATGATGATCTTTCAGGAATTGAGGAAAACGACGCCCTTTCGGGCTTTGGGATTTCCCGAGACGCCGGGAGCGAGCAGGCGAACGACACGGTCCTGCTGTTTGCCAGTCGCGGCGAACAGGGCGTTGTCGATCGACTTGATCGCGGTGATGGATGCGTCGGCGTTCGCAGGAACGACGACGGCGGACAGTTCGAACCAGAGCCACTTGATGTAGCGCACGCCGAACGAGCCCTTGATCTGGGCGGTTTCGATGGGCTTGAAGCCGACCGACAGACCGCGAACGAGCTTTGCCTTGAGCATCTGCCAGGCCATGGTCAGGCGCTCTTTCAGAGGGCCGTCCTCTTCGATGGTGGCCACCTCGCCCTCAACCTCGATGCCCTTCTCGGTGACCTTTGCGGCCGTGATCCAGCCGATGGGATCGGCGTTGTCGTGCATCCAGAGGAATGGCATGGGCAGCTTGAACTGCGCACCGCCCGGCTCGACGATGTCGCCGGCGCGGTCGGTACTTGGCGTCGAGGCGATGCCCTTGAACGTGCGACGGCCGTCGCCCTCGTTCAGGGCTTTGATCTCGATGGTGGAAAACGCGCGGTCCATGTTGGTGGCTCCAATGAAAAAGCCCGCACAGGGCGGGCTTCGAGTGAGGTGCGACGATCAAATGACGATCATCTTGTAGTCAGGCGTTCGTGGTTTCTCCACCTGGCCGGCGCCGATGCCCATAAGCAAGGCTGAGAAATCGTCGATCTTTTCCGGCGCCTTCTTCTTGTCGGGCGCGTTGTTTAGGTTCGCGTCCTGGCGCGCTATCACGTTCGATGCGTTCCAGTTCAGGATCGGGTCCTGGCCGAAAGCAAAGCGGCCATTCAGGTAGGCCACCTCGAGCGCTTGCATCGCCGGGTGGTAGCTGCGCGGTCCCTGTATGAACTGCTGCATGTTCACGCCGGCAGCATTCAAGCGCTGCACGGTCTGCGATGCGTTCCAACCGTCGTAGCCCACGGCTTGCAGGTTGAACTGTTCGTTCGCGTCGATGATGACTTTCTCGATCGGCGCATAGTCGATGGCCTCGACGCCGGACTCGATCAGCAGGCCCTTCAGTACCCACCCTGCGTAAGGGATGAGACCACGCTGCGTGCGTTTACGAACGGCCATTGCCGGCACAAAGCGCCATCCGTGCGTGTAGATGAACCCTTCGATGTCCCAGACCA